AATAGTGTTTATATCTACTTTTTTCTCCAATATAACTAAAATAGCTTCTGAGTGTAAATCATGTAACAAGTTATGATTTCGACACACGTTCCTGCTTATTTGCAAATACTTTTTGTCAGTAAGCAGGTCTGTTATATTCATTTATGCAAAAGTAAAGAAACTATTAAGAAGATTGCAAAAAAAATAAATTGGTAATCACTTTTTTTCATTTCGTTTAATTTCAATTAGCTTCATGTATAGTTTCCAATTAAAGTTACCTCTTACTTGGTTTACTTCTGTTTTCTTTACCCACCATTCAGCTTGGCTGATTAGTGATGTCATGTTGTTTTGTGTTTTCATATTTGTTTTTTATTTAAGTATTTTTTTTCAAATCTTTTCCATCCATCTTCATTAATTAAAGATACCATTATATCTAAAGTAACTTCTTGCTCATGTTCATTACACATGCCTATACCTGTTAAATCTAAGTCAGGTCTGTAAACTTTATCGGATGGCTTTCCGCATTTAATACATTTCATAAGTCGCTATAAATATTCGCTAAGATGTAAGTTATAAGCAAATAAAAATTACTCGCTTTTCGTTTCATCAACAACTTTTTGGTTTCTAATTTCGTTTTCCAACTCCATCATTTCCATAAAGCAATCTCTTAAATGCGAGTACATTTTACCTAACTCAAATCCGTAAACAATATCATCTTTTTCAGAGTTACATACATCTCTAACTAAATTCGCATTTAATTCAAACATTCTTTTGTAATGCTCAATTTGTTCTAATTGTTCTTGGGTAATCAAATATTTTCGTTCCATAATCCGTAATTTTTATCAGCTTATAACAGCGTATATACAAGATACGCCTATAAGCATTTGTTTATAATTTAAAGTTCCGTTAAGACGTACCTCGTATATACGCAAACATTATGTAAGGCGGATAATGTCGAGTTAAATATAGGTATTCCCAACCTTACCTGTGCGGTGTGCGCCAAACCTGCCACACATTCAAGTCCGCCAATCCATAACATCATTTACTATTTAATTTGCTAAACTCACTTTGTATTGCGTTTATTATTGCATCTTCTAAACTATCATAAGGTAATAATTTTTCAATATCTTCTCTTTCATTTATAGTTCCAAAGCTGAACTTATAACAACTTGTAAAAGAAAAAATAGTGTAATGACCTCCATAATTTTCATTTGCCCATCCTTCTACAAATAATATTAATGTTTCTAATTTTGTTTTTTTGTTTTTCATATTTATTTAATTTTAAAAAGGTTCTTTGTCATTTAAAAATTCTTTATTCTCTTCCATTGTTGCCTGTTCAATAGTTACCCAACTATCTGCTGTATGGAATGTACCATCTTCAATATATCTTCCTGAACTTAAATCGTAAGTATATTCTGATTGCCCAATAGTTCCCCAATGTGAAAATTTAACCTTTTGAACGTAAACAAATGTTTTATTTTCAAAAGTTCGGTAAACCGATATTCCATTGTCTGTTTTATTATAAAAGTTTGAACTCCCAGCAATATCATAAAGGTTAGGTATTTCATATTTTCCAGTCTGTTTATCCTTATTTATTTTTCTTGGATGTGCTACCAAAAAACAATGAAGATTATACTGCTCACAAAATACTGATAATTTTTCTAAACTTTCACCAATGTACTTAGTTTCTGATTGATTGTATTTATGTTCTAATTTATTCCACGCATCAATTACAAAAGCATCTAATCCGTATCTTATTTTTAAGTTTTTAATGTGGTCTAAAATACTTTCCAATGTGAAATCTTTTTCAGGCTTAATAAACCAAATTTTCTCATTCATTGACTTCATTGCCATTTTAACTTCCAAATCATTCATTCTGTTTCTATATTGAGAATCCCAACTTTTACCAATTATCTTTCTTGCTAATTTACTGAAATGTAATTTAGTAGGTTTATTTTCAGGTGAAAAAAATGCTGTTTTCCATCCATGCCCTAACATTAAACGAATTACCATTTCATCTACAAAATCCGATTTTCCATGCCCGGGTATTCCTGTTATCGTAGTAATGTAACCTTTTACAAAAGTTAAAAGTCTATCAAATTTATCAAATCCAATATTAACTCCCCTATCTAATCCATTTTCATACAAATCAAATATTTCATTTTCCATATCTTGAATTGTAAACACACCCTCCAATGGATAATCTTTTGCATCCTGTATGCTTTCAATTATTCCTTGTATTCCAAACTTTTCTAAACATTCGTTTGCATCTTTGCAATCTTTAAATGTAACCAGTTTACATTTCTCTTTTCCTAAACGAATTGCAAACTCTTCTGTTAATTGTCTCCCAGCATTATCATTATCAAAACAAAGATAAATTATTGGAGTTTCATTAAACCTTTCAGATATATAATCAAAGTATTGTAAATTGTTATTTGAAACATTTGCGCCGTTAGGAACGCTTAATACGTTTTTATAGCCACTTTTATACATTGATAAAGCATCAATCTCACCTTCTACTAAAAAAGCGTTTAAATCAAACTTAAATAGGTTTAAACCATAGAAGATTAATTTAGCATCTTTATGCAGTTTAAAATTCTTTCTTGCATCTCGATATTTGATATTAATTAACTCTCCATTTTCATCAAAGTAATTAAATTGAATTGTGTTTTCATCTTTTTGAGTTTGTGGCATCCATTCTAAACCTTCACTTATTTTCCAATCAGTAATTGTTTTTTGGTCTAATCCTCTTTTCTCAAACCATTTAATTGCTTTGTCGGATAAATCTGTTTTGTTTTTCCATTCAGGCTTAATGTAAACTTTTTCATCTATTGCAATTTGTTTAGGTAACCATCCTTTCCAATTACAATGGTTGCAATGCCAAACTTGTTTATCTAAATTAACTCCTAAACATTTATCAGTTTTCTTTTTGCGCTCATGTGAACATTTCGGGCAGGTAGTGTAAACTTGCCCTGTATATTTTCCATTTGGAATAATTATATTATAATCTGAATAAGTCATAAAATCATTTGTCTTGGGTTAGTTGGATCGTACTTAATTTGTTTTTCTTTAATATGTGGCAATGTATTCAATAATTTGTTTTTCCAATTTATTATTTCAGTTCCATAACCATCTTTCCAATTATTTTCAATCCACGATTCATATTTAAACTTTACAGCTTCAGTATCTACGTTTGGTTTTTGTTTTATTGCATAAGATAAAAAAGAATTGAAGTCAGGTATATCCTTTCCTTTTATTTCATTTCCTTTTATTTCCTTTATAGTATTAGGTTCGTTATTCGATTGTAATACGTTCGTATCTTCTTTTGCTTTATTCCAGCGTTTAAGTACTGATTGCCTTGCTT